TCATCGCTTATTGAATAAATTCATTGCGTCCTTTCTAGCCTGGTCCGCGATATCGATATAAGGTTTCATTGCCTTGTAATCGCTGTGTCCCGTCCATTTCATAACAATGTCTGGGGGGATACCAAGCATGAGCGCATTGCAGATGAATGTCCTTCTTCCGGCATGTGTCCCTATCAGCTCGTATTTAGGTTTAGTTTCCGTGATACGGTCCCCACCCTTATAATACGTATAGCTTACCGGTTTATCGATGCCACAAAGATAAGCAACTTGTTTGATATAATCATTCATCTTTTGGTTGGATTGTACCGGAAGGGCACGTCCTAACGGATATTCTATATCGCGATACTTATCCAGTATGGCCCGTGAATAGTCGTTCAGGTCGATCTGTATTGTATCTGCAGTCTTTATGGTCGTGATCTTGATACAATCATCATACATATCTGATTTCTTCAAATTGTATAGGTCTGAATAGCGAAGCGAGGTGAAACACTGGAAACAGAACATATCACGTGCTGTCTCGAGATGTTTTTTCGATTCGGGGAATTCAAATCGATACATGCGCATCAATTCTTCCCATTCCAGGAAGATGACGACTTTTTCTGGTGTTTTAAGATGCGAGCTGAAATGTTCGAAGGCATGATTATCGGTTGCTCCTATACGGACAGCATACCGCATAAACCATTTCAACATGGAAACCATCTTTAGGATCGTTGTATTGCGCAGATCAGAAGAACGGAGATAAGAAACAAAGTCGGACATTCCGTGTTCATCCAGATCACTAAAAGTCAAGTCCGGATTGAATGCAGACAAATGCTTCTTCATTGTATCTACTTTCTGAATCGTTGCGTGTGACCAGCCATGAAGTGATCCTTCTTCTTTCTTGAATTTCTCAATCACATCAAAAAAGCTCATTGCATCGGGATCCTTCCCTCCGATCAATTCTTTGAATGCTTTCCGGAACTGATCCTTCGTAGGTACTTTTCGATCACGTTCGTAACGTGCGATCAGTTCATCGGCAGCCGTCTCAAACCTCCCTATTTCACGGTTAATGACAGATGCCGGTATCTTCTTTGCTCCATGCGTCGTATTATTCTTCACGCGTTGCGTATCGGGGTTCCATTTACTTATTTCCACACGATACCCGACATTGAAGGCAACAATATCTTTTCCCCACTTCACCCGGAAGCGGATCTTCGCGTCTGTCTTGTCTTTCTCTTTATCGAGAACAAATATGTGATACCACCTGATCATATTTACATTAGTACCTGAATAAAAAGATATAGGTATATCTCGGCGGAGATGTGCTTATATCTCGGCAGAGATATACCTATGTAATAACCGAAAAGCCACCCAATAATTACCCATTCGCAATTTCCGGATGCCTTGCCAAATACCTATCACGCAAATCAATGCTCATAAGTTTCATAATGGAAAGCATGTTAAACTTTATAGGCTCCATTGCTTTTTCCACTTGGATAGTATCAGGAGAGTAATATACATATTTCTTTACGGGGTCAAACACGGAATCATTGTTGTTTTTAAGAATCATATCCAACGATTTGTCTTCTACATCCAACTCCGTTCTCAATCCCATTGCTTCCATTTCACGTATAAGCCTGTCGGCTATTTCATCAATCGCCTTTTTTGCCCCAGAAACCTCGTATAAATACTCTCCTGCTTTCGTCATTCGCAAAGGGCTGTGCTTTTGAGCCAACTTGTCAATCAGACTTTCATCCATGTGCATAGCCCAGCGAGAAAGTTCAATAAGCATCCCGTTGTTTGATTGCATGGTTTCCTTTATACTCTCTAAATTATATGCAAGCGCGCCAATTGACTCTCCATGTTTCCAACATGGGAGATTATCTGTCTTTTCCTCTAAATTGGTAATTTTCTGATCATGCTCCACATACATTCTTTCCCTGTCGAGCAAATATTTCACACCACCAAGGATGGCTGCAATCACGCCAACGGCAGTCCCTACAACTGTACATATTATCTCAATTGTTCCCATTCTTCTTGTTATTTATCTTGAAAAAATTCATTCTTACTCTTTTCGATTTTCTTTTTACCACATCTGCCTGGTATATATACCAAATTATTCGTATATTCTTTCTTATGATCGTATATTTTCCCCCATACAGGAACTTTACCACCATCGAACTTATTTATAGTTATATACCACATAATATTACTTATTCTTCTGTTGCTTAACGACGTTAAATATCTGAGCGACCTCGCGCAGATCGATTTTATAATCCTCATAAATCGGATTGAATGAGTGTACGGTAATGATACCTTTTTCAACATCGTGGTCTATAATCTGCTTCACAACGATACCTTCCGTTTTGTGCACAATTACAAAAGCATCCCACTGGTGGATGTGTAATTTACATTTCCAATAATCGGGATTGATTTCACGACAAAGTAAAATATCACCTTGCTCGTAGCTATGCTTCAACCCGTCATCCATACTATCTCCTTTTACTTCAAAGCTGATATATCTACCTTTATATTCCTTGTCGACTATCCATGGAATCTTTGGCAGCGTTTCTACGTATTCTTCATCAGCATAGCCAGACATATACCCAGCATGGGCGTATTGGTTCACAAGAGGGACAAGCATAACGCTAGAATCGATGATCTTGCTTACGCTAGACTCCTCATTTGCATCCTTGCTATCTTTGTTCCATATTCCAACTCTTTTAACCTGCAAACCATCTGACAAATCAACAGAAAAATTTTCGTTTATCATTGTGCAAGAATCGCCTAAGAGCCATTCGTTATTAAAAATATTCCCAAACGTGTGATTCAGCCTCATTAAAAATTTTTCGGTTAAGTATTTCTTGTCTCCGGAAAATGCTTTGCTAACATTAACCCTGTTAGCAGACATTAATTCTGCAAGGTCCTTTTTTGTATGAATTTTGCCCGTACTTCTAAGATATTCATACGCTTCATTTAATTTTTGAACACTGCACATATCCGTTAAACACTTATTATTATACTACACTTAAAAAATACCAATATTTTGTAGTATATTTGTCATTGTAACAAGTTGCAGGTGTTACTCAGTCAAGATTCAACATTCCCGATTTTGGGATTATATATAAGTCTCGTAGTAGCTGCAACCTATTACGGGACTTTTTTATCAATACGTATAACGAAATGGAAGAGATGAAGCACATATCCAAAATAGAGGTTCAAATCCTCGAGTCCGAACATTGTATTTCCCGAATTGTCTATAAAGATGGGAAGCTAAAGTATAAGGACCTATGGGATACACGAATCGAACATCCAGACTATTGCGATCCTATACACCGGTTAGAACTATTCTTAAAAAACGAAGAACCACAATGCATTAATGGAGGATGTCGCTACGCTATGTATCGTGTATATCCTAGAAAAAGCACTTTCGAAAGCATCCTTAATGACGACTCCACAAAAGGCAGAATAATAAAAGCAATTATATATTTTCTGCTGACTGGCGTATTACCCACAGCTTTAGTATGGCTTGCCTTTTTCTTATTCTAAAATGACTTACTTTCTCCAGGCTTTCTTTTCTTAATCGTTTCGTATATACGGTCGGTATGTTTTTTAGAAAACCAACTCATGATAGACAATACGACACCTATTAGCCCTAAGAAAGCGCATGAAGCTACAAAACACCCCTGTTTGAATTGAGTATCTAGCGTACATGTTAATATTGTTGTCAATAGAGTCAAGGAAGACGATAGACAAAACGAGGCTGACGCCAATTTTATTCCGCCATCATCTCCTTTCTTCAAATCAGCAAGCTCCAAGTCCGTAACCTCATAAATAACAATGCTCCCTATTGCTGCTCTTTCTATGACAGGAGGCTTATAGCCTGTGTTCCCTGATACGATTGCCTCTTCACCCATACGTAAATCAGATATTCTCCTTCAACCAGCGATCTACGCTTGCATCTAGATTCCATGCCGCGTCCAAGCTGGTCTTCATGATAAACATACGAAGATCTTTCCCGAAATCCCTAGAGATGTGAATTCTCACATTTTCACACATCCGTGAAAATGGTTGTTTGAGAACATATACATTTCCTACCAATTTCTTCCATTCCCCAATTGAAGACAGTACTTTTTCAAAATTCTGGATAGCCGACATGCTATTCAATTCGACGGCTATTAAAAAAACCTTGTCGTTCATATTTATATATTTTAGTAATATACAGTACAAACTGTTAAATAACCACAATATACTATCATATAGTAGTACAACTATTGTATTACTAATTTAATGTAGTATATTTGCAAAGTAATCACAATACAACAACACAAAGATATAAATTATGAGAAATCAAACAAAGGAATTTGATGAAAACAAGATGAGTATGGCACTCATGGACTATTACGAGAACCTACCCAGTGCCTCCCATCCAAAAACTGAGTTCCTGATGGAACTGGCCAGACGTTGCCAAGTGGCAGTATCGACCACTCGATTTTGGGTAAAATACGGAATACTACCCAAGAACCCGGAGCACTTGAAGATCATCCAGGAGATGACTGGTATCTGTAAAGAAGAACTTATCAAACAATAATCAAGCCATGAAAGATATTGAGTTTTACATCTACGATTCAGAGTTGTGGTGTATCCATCCGGATGGTAGGAACGAACGGGTAAGCGAACAGGACAAAGACCTTATACAAGGAATCTTGCAGCGTATTCGTGAGCAATACCCGGATGCTTACAAAGCTTTGACCGAATGCTACCAAAAGAGCGCGCCAAACGTGCCTTACTTTCAGTATCTGATCGTCTCCAGGTTTATGAAATGCAACTTTGGATCGATGGACAATACAAAGAAAGATATTGACCGGAACGGACAGATGCACTTTGAACGCGTCTCGTGCCCTCTGAGAGGCGAATGTCCTTACGAGGGACGCATCTGCAACCCTAAACTGAATACACGCCTGTCGGACGCAGAAATGCGTGTCATGAAGATGGTGTATGAAGGTTATTCAAACGAAGAAATCTCTTCGATACTCTACCTGTCGCCTTATACGGTGAAGAATCATATCCGCTCTGTATATCAGAAGCTGGATATCCATGAGAAGGCAGAATTCATCAAGTATGCCCATACAAACGGAATGTTTCAGGAATAAAAATCGAAAGTAAATGAATGCAAGCACTCCCATCTGGCAGCTTACAGTCGGCGAGTTTATGGAGCTCATGCGCAGATGCCATGCTGACGTACAGCCGCCCAAAGAGACTGTATCACCCCATAAACATGAGAGGCTGATACATGGCATTGACGGACTTGCCGAATTTCTTGGTATATCCAAGACTAAGGCAATGAGTTTGCGTAAATCTGGAGCAATAGACCAAGCCACTACACAGCTAGGCAGGAGGCTTGTATTTGATCCGGAAAAACTGATGAAGCTGTTGGAAGGCAAACGTATCTGACAGCTGATAACGATAGAGATCTTTGACATTTTGGGGACAATACTGAATAGTAATCGAACAGGAGCCTGCTGGCGACGATCGTTCAGGGGCTATTCGGGACTACTTATGATATGATATAATATTCTTATTGTATAATTTAACTTTTTAACTTAGATATGAATGTAGTAAGATTTTTAATCAGCATGATTATAGGTATCATCTTGATGGCGGCTATAGTGGCCTGTGCCGAATATTTCAGAGAGCATCATAACCTGCTTTACCTGGCAGGCATGGCCTGTTGTATATTCGCCCTACCCAAGGTGATTGAGATATGATCTTTGCCGGACATTTTCCGGCGCACGGGAGGAAAGGAAATCATTGTCTTAGTTTATGTTTAGATCATTATCGCTTCTTATCATTTTTGTAATATACATGTTTTACAGGGGTTCGATTCCCCTGCCTCCCACAATCATTTAAAATTTGATTCGCATGAAAAAGGAACTTGTTAGATGCAAAGATTGCGCCAATGGGCGAAAGCCCAAAGACATCGTCGTCAGGTGCATGAAGCTAGGTGTGGGTAAAGTAGCCAATGCCTACAGATATTGTGATATGTTTTATCCAAAAGAAATCTCTAAAAACAAAAATACATGAGTGCCTCGACGTCGTTTACACATGATGCCGACATGATCAGCGACAAGCGTATGCTGTGTATGGTGAACCAGCTCGGCATGGAAGGATATGGCATCTTCTGGGCTCTCCTGGAAATGCTATGCAAGGAAGACGAACATAAGCTTCCGATTGATACAATCCCTGCGCTTGCAGCGAGGTGGGAGACTTCTAAAGCCAAGGTAGAAACAGTCATCTCAAAATATGGCTTATTCGACATTGAGAACGGTGCTTTCTTTTATTCTCAGGAGCTTATCGATGACATTAAGGCTATCGATGATCGACTTCAAAAAAGAAAAAATTCGGCCATGAAAGCCATCAAAACAAGATGGGAAAAACAGAAAATGTTGGCTGAAAAATCTACCGAAAACAACGATAAAAATGGAGAAAATAATACGTACGTAATACGAACGAATTACGAACGTAATACGAACGTATCAAATTCGTATAACAATAAAGAAATCAATAGTTTAGAAAATCAAAAAGATACTTTTTTACCGCAAAAAGTATCTTTCCCCCCTATAACCCCCCTATATAATATAAATAATATAAATAATAATATAAATAATAACTGGGGTAAGATAGATAGGGGTGTGGGGGAAGGAAGAAAAAATAATACAAAACCTTTCGTCAAGCCTACTTTGGACGAGATAAAATCCCATATCGCAGAGAAAGGGTTGGACATCGACGCCGAGATGTTTTACACCTACTACGAGAGCGTTGGCTGGATGATCGGTAAAAAACACATGAAGAACTGGCGTATGGCCATCATGACGTGGGTACGCCGCCAAAGAGGAGATTGGGATTATGGCAAGAGAAATACAGAACCGGCAGCGTCGCCATACGACGGATGCTTACACTAAACAGATCGAACAACAACATTCGGCCGAACGATATGTGATAGGTTGCCTGCTACTGGAATCGTCTGCTATCTGCCGAGTAGCAGAAATACTACGAGACGATTGCTTCGCAGATCAGCGATTGAAGCTGGTATATCAAGCAGTGAAGGATATTTGGAACGATGGACAACAACCGGATATCATCTCAGTAACCAACCGCTTGTTGCAAACAGGCGATCTGGAAAACGCAGGTGGTGCTTACCTGATAAGCCAATACGCCTCAAACGTGGGATCGACTACCAACCTAGAAGAACACGCGATGTTTATCAGGCAATGCTACACCTCGAGAAAACTTATGGAAGCTGGAGTAACGATCAGATCGCTCAGCATGGATACATCAGCCGATGTAGGAGACCAGGTTGCCAAAGCAATCCGTATCGTGGAAGACGTGATGAATGACATGGATTATTCCAACCCGATACGCACCATGGCAGAATCGACAGACAGGGCTTTGGCAGAATACGAGAAGCGCGAGCAGATTAACCGGGAAGGAAAACCTTGGGGACTGCGATCAGGGATCAGGATACTGGACAGATACCTACACGGATTCAAACCTGGGCAGTTGATCGTAGTCGGGGCGAGACCTGGAATGGGTAAGACTTCACTCCTACTCCATTTCGCCAAGTCGATAGCACAAGCCAACGAACGTGTGGCCATATTCTCGTTGGAGATGAATGATGTCTCACTGGCAAACCGTCTGTTACTGTCATGTACGGATATTGACCGGAATGCCTTCAAAGATGGCCGTCTTACTCCACAAGACAGGAATAAACTAATTGAGGCTTCCGGATATCTGAGATCACTGCCTATCCACATAGATGAGACTCCTTCACTGTCCATCCAGCAGATCAAAGTTCGATCAATGAATCTGAAACGAAAATCAGGTTTATCGGCTATCATGATCGATTATCTGCAACTGATGAACATGAAAAGTGAAAACAGGAATTATAACCGAGAGCAAGAGATCGCCAATACGACCAAACAGCTCAAACAACTTGCCAAGGAATTGGACGTACCGGTAATCCTGTTAAGCCAGCTGAACCGAAACATAGAGCAGAAACTACAAGGAGGGAAGAAAACGACTTCAATACCCATGCTGTCTGATCTTCGTGAATCAGGAGCCATAGAACAGGATGCCGATGTCGTACTACTCATTCACCGTCCGGAATATTACCAGGACACAGATGCCATCAAGGGTATTGGACTGATCAATATTGCCAAGCAAAGAGACGGGTGTACCGGGAAAGTAGAATTCGCTTACTCGGAAGATTTGACAAAGATTGGAGATTCACCTAAAAATGGCGGTGATCCGCTGTAATGAAATGGCAACAACAGCAAAAAAAAGAATCAGGAAATACGGTTGGTCAGGATATAACAAGAGATCGGAAAAGATGGAAGATCGCCCGAGAAGCAACGACTTGTATCATACCAACCGATGGACCAGGGAAAGTAAGGCTTTCAGGAATGAACATCCACTATGCCAGGAATGCCTGAAAAATGGGATTTACACACCGTCTGAAGTGGTGGATCACATCATTCCGGTTGCAGTGTGCGATGACTTCTGGGACCAATCGAACTGGCAGGCTCTATGCAGGAAATGTAATATCAAGAAAGGGAATAGGGATAAAAAATTGATCAATCATGAAAAAGCTATGGAGCGAAGTTGAACAGGAATTCTTCGACAACTTGGATGTCAAGGTTCGAAGCAAAAACACCTATCGACATCAGCTGAACGTGTTCAAGGTATGGATTATCACTACCGGAAGAAACATAAATTCGCTTAAACGATCCGATATCCTGGCATATAAAAGTCATTTGATTGCCCAGGGTAAAGAAGCTTCCACTATTGATACCTACCTTACGATACTTCGCCTGTTCTATCAGTTCATCGAAGAATATGGCTATGGAGAGAATATTGCAGCCGATATCAAGTACAAGCGCAAAGCGAAAGGTTACCGGAAAGAACACCTCACTCAGGAAGAAGTCAACAAGCTTCTTAATTCAATCGACCGAAACAAGATCATTGGACTACGTGACTACACAATGGTGTTCCTGATGTTAACCACGGGCCTGAGATGCACAGAGGTGAATAATCTTTCGGTCTGTGACCTTCAGAAAGAAGATGGATACAACTATCTTCTGGTAAAGAGAAAAGGTTACGATCAAAAGAGTACCAAGTTTGGAATCACGCAGCATTTAGCCGACATGATAACAGACTACCTCACTCAGCGTGGCGTAGAAGAAGACAACGAACCAATGTTCCCTTCTAGGTTTCACGAGCGGATGAAGGACATGAGTGTTAGCAGGCATATATGCCAACTGATGCGTAACGCGGGTATCGAGTCCAAGAAGAAGACGGCACATAGCCTCAGGCACACGGCAGCAGTACGAGCTATCGAGGCAAACGTTCCCATCCGTCAAGTACAGATCATGCTTGGCCATACAGACGTGAAGACAACCGAGCTTTATATAGGCTCTATAGACGCAGAAATGAGATTGCGTAACCCAGTAGTCCAAGTCTTGGAAGAAATTGCATTAAACGGGAAAGAAACGGGTAAATAGAGCATGATTCAGGTAATAAAACATTACCAAATAGAATAAGTAAGAAAATTATATGCTGTTAATAAATATTAAATTGGATATGATTGCAAATTATGGACAAATAACGAACGGCCGCTACACTCACCTGAATTTATGCGGAAACCGGGAGGGGGCATTCAATCTCTGGGCCAATAAGCCCAAGACCACGCCACGCCCTCCACGTCCGTGCGTGCAAAATTGGAGGAATTATGAGCAGGGGTAGAAAACCGATTCCAGACGAATTGAAGATCCTGCGCGGAACGGATCAGCCATGTAGGATGAGTGGGAAGACGAATGTAGTTGATAAGATTACAGACATCAAACAGATTACTTCATGCTCAAAGTTGAAGATGTTACCGACCAAAAGGGCAAAGGATATTTTCAAGCAGAAAGCAAACCAGTTGATCGCGCTCAATGTACTTACGGAGCTAGATCTGGAGCAACTTGCCGTTTATGCCAACTCTCTTGATCTGGTATTTGACTGCCTGGAAGGAATGAGGGAGCCTGCCATTCCTAAGTACGACAAGGAAGGGAATTTGACGGGTTATGTTGCACCACCAGAGTTGGCATTATATCGGCAAATGGTAGAGATCGTGAATAAAATCGGCTCCGATTTTGGTTTTTCTCCGATATCAAGACAGAGGATTAACACGGCTCCTACGGGAAAAGAAGAAACAATTGAAGATTTATTGGGTTGATTATGACTAAGAAAGGATTGACAAAAGGTGAAGAATATCGACTGAAAGCTCTGTCATACATTGACAGGGTAATGTCAGGGGAACGACCGGCAGGGAAATATGAACGACTGGCTGTAGAAAGACACCTGAATGATTTGAAGATGGCCATGGAAAAGGGCATCTATTTCGATGACGCAGCGGCAAGGAGATACCTGTCTTTCTGCCAACTCATCAAGCATTTTGAAGGAGAATGGGCTGGCCAGGAATTTGTGCCAGAAGACTGGCAGTGCTTTATTCTGTACAGCATATTCGGGTGGAAGACGAAGGACGGTGTACGCAGATTCCGTTATGCTGCTGTGGAAGTTCCGCGTAAGAACGGAAAGACTACACTAGCAGCCATCATTGCGCTGATCGGTATGATCGCCGATGGAGAAAACGGTGCCCAGGTATATTCTGCAGCTGTGGATAAGGACCAAGCAGGAATCTGTTGGAACGCGGCCGGACAAATGATTGCAAGAAGCAAGAGACTTAGCAAGGTATGCAAAGTATGGAAGACTTCCATCACGTATGAAGAGACAGCTTCTTTCTACAAGCCTCTATCCAAAGAGACGAAAAACAAGGATGGATTGAACCCGCACTTCGCCATCTGTGATGAGATGCACGCATGGCCTACGGATGATATCTACAACCTGATCACCTCCGGTATGGGTGCCCGGAAGCAGCCACTTATCTTCATCATCACGACTGCAGGTTTTAACAAGGAATCACCCTACTTCAAGATGCGCAAGGTATATATCGACATTCTCGAGGGCGTGAAAACGGATGAGAATACATTTGCCATCATTTATTGCCCAGATGAAGGCGATGACTGGCACGACCGCGCCACCTGGTATAAAGCATCACCTAACTTGGGTGTGTCCGTGAAAGAATCGTTCATGGAGATCGAGTACCAGAATGCCATCAACAAAGGCGGGACACATGAAGTGTCATTCAAGACGAAGAATCTCAATATGTGGGTAGATGCTCCGGATGTATGGATCAGTGACGACCTGGTGGTACGCTGCGATCATGGTACCACAGACGACATGCTGGATGGGCAGAAATGCTGGGGCGCGATAGACCTCGCCTCTCACATGGATATCAATGCCCTCGCCCTCTATTTTCCGGAGCTAGAGCATCCGGCCATGAAGTTTTTCTTCTGGATTCCGGAGGCCAAGGTGAAGGAAAAGGAAGATCGCGTGGATTACCGAACATGGGTGAGTGAAGGTTGGATAAAAATAACCCCTGGCAATGTGATCGATATCAATTACCTGGTACGTGATGTCTCTGAAATACTACTCCGATACAATATGCAGTCGCTTGCGTTCGACCCGGCTAAAGCTTATCACGGAGTCATACAGGGTCTGATGGCAGAGGGTTTTGATGACATCCTGGATGAATTCAACCAAAGTATGCGGAACATGAGCGAACCTACCAAGGAACTGGAGTCGATAGTCGCCTCGGGAACGCTGGATCTGATGCAGAATCCTGTTATCCGGTGGATGTTCCGTAACGTGTATATCTATCGCGATGCTAACGAAAACATCAAGATCGACAAGAAGCGGAGCTCTGAGAAGGTGGACGGTTGCGTGGCTGCAGCCATGGCCATCGGAACGAACATGTCTTACGAAGACAACGACATATCCAATGTGGGTGTGGCGTATGTATCAATGAAGTAATTAAAACAGAAAGAATATGAGTTGTCAAAAACAAATGATCAGTATCGAGCCGCCAAAGTATGGCGATCGTACCGAAGTTTTCTACGTAAGCAATTACCGATGTCCGGTATGCAATGGTATCGGTGCATTCATGTCGGACCTGCATGCCGGCAAGCCGGATATCTGCGATCATTGTGACGGAACCGGTAAGGTAAAAGCAAAAGTGACAATTGAATGGAGTCCCGACAGGGATTGATTTAAAATTTGATTAAAAAGATAGTATTATGAGCTACAACAAAATTCATTTGATTGGTTTCGCCGGGAAAGACGCGCAGATATACGATTTTCCTGATGGAAGCAGGGTGGCCAGTTTTACATTGGCTACGACAGAAAGAGGATACACGACTGCATCGGGAGCAACAGTTCCCGAACAGACACAATGGCACAACATCGTATGCCGAGGAAACAGTTGTTCTTTTGCCGAAAAACATGTCAAGAAAGGGGCTGGTTTGTCGGTTGAAGGCAAACTGAAATACAGAAGATATACCACTGCATCTGGTGCTGAGATAACAGTCGCCGAGATCTATGCCGAAAAGGTGGAATTCTTTAGTTTTGGTAAAAAAAGAGAGTAAAGTTGAACTTCAAAAGATAAACATTAATTTAATGAAAATAAAGGAGTTTAATGAGCAAGTACGCATAGGGTCTCAAATTTCTTTCAATGGGATGGTATATGCAGTCATTGACATTGATCGAAGAACACATGAGGCTATTGTTGGTAAGGCTGCTAGACGAATCCGCTGCTCGGAGTTCGAGTTATACACCGGCGGTGAAGTACCGTGCTATGTAGAAGAAAAAGATCCGCCTTTCAAGCTGGGAAGGCCGGGGAAACCGGTTGTTGCCATCTTCCAGAATGGTAAGAGGAAAGTCTTCACATCTCTCTCAGAAGCGTCAGACGTCTTGGGAATATCTCGTTATACAATTAAGAGAGCTCTTCACGGCGAAAATACGCAAGTAGTCGGCATCCGCTTTGAATGGTGAGGAACTGGATAGGATAAAGATTGCATTTTATGGAAAAGTTGAAAGTATATTACGGTTGGGCAAAGCTTGGAAATGTTCGTAAGAGACGTGCCTTGTCTGTCATGTTTGAGAACGAAAAACAGGGCTGCAGAAGTGACCGTGGGCAAAGATGCCTAAGGACAATTCAGGACACTGTA